TTGACTATCCATTTAATTCTTTCTGCTGACCATGCAGTAAGATAAAAACTATATATTTCCATATTAAATTTATGGCTTGGATTAAATCCTTCATCATGTATTTGTGGGACATGACCAAGACAATAGATGTATCCTTCATGTGGCACTAGGGGAACACCTTTAATTATTCTATGAGAGATATCAAAAGCGGCATCCTCTGGTCCCCACTGCTGAAACTTTTCATCCATTCCATACAAACTCCACCATGTTTCTGGTGTACAAACCCATATACCACCTGTTGCTGGTGTAAATAATGTATGTTTAAGTAATTTAATATCCTTACCAGCATAGTAGAGTTCACTCATTTCGATATCTATATATTTACATTTATTGTAGGGGCTATGAACAAGTCCATCAGTTTTGCATTGTTCTATTGATTCTAATAAAGGTTCAATTTCGGGTAGTGTATCTGCGTCATTAAGAATAATAACGTCACAGTGAGCCTCCTGTGCCCTTTTTACACCATCATTACGACTGGCTGCAGCATTCCATCTTTCCCCTGGTCTGTCGCTATAAAATATCTCAATGTCTGGTAAATTAGTTTGATACCAATCAAGCACTGCCTGTAATGGTTTTAGTCTACTTGGAGTAGGTCTCCATGGTATTACGAGTCCTATCTTAGACAATTCCTTTTAATGCCCTTTCAATACCTTCTTCCAAAGTAATCTTTGGTGTATAGAATGATAGCATCTTAGTTGGATTGGCTATACGATTTAAAACTCCTACTGGTGCTGCTGGTAAATGTTTGAACTCTGGTGAGTACCCTTCGATTTCAGTAACTATCTTGGCTAACTCATTGAAGGTGGTTCTGCGACCCCAGCCTAGGTTCACTGGTCCCTGGATGTCCTGCCTAATTGCTTCATCAACTGCATCAACAACGTCAGACATGTGGATAAAGTCTCTGGTCTGCTCTCCGTCTCCCCAGATTTCAAATGGGTCCATGCGGTCCACAGCCCTCTTTATGTAACTAGGGAATGGATAGTCTAGCGACTGGTCTGTCCCATAGCCAGAGAAAGGTCTAAAGATGTGAACAGGTATGCCAGCCTCTTGAACAAACTTAGCAAGATACTCACCAGTTAGTTTGCTCCAGCCATAGGTTAGGTCTGGGTTACTAATGTTATCTAAATCAATCATTGATTCTTCTAGTCTTACCCAGTCTTCGTTGCCCTGGAACTTTGTAGGATAGGCAGCACTAGAACTAAAGTACACAATGCGTCCTGGTCTTGTTATTAATGCCCAGTTAAAAAAGTCTGAGTCTATGGCTAAGTCTGTTGCTACTGATAAAGGATTTCCCTCAATGGTTGCTCTACCACCAACGATAGCAGCAAGATGAATAACTAAATCATAACTCTCTCTATTAGTCTTAAAGAAGTCACGAACATCTAGTCCGTCAACAATGTCTACGCCTGTGATGTCATGGTCTTTATACTTTTCTACAAAGTACTTACCAACAAAGCCACGGTGTCCTGTAATTAAAATTTTCATTTGCAAATCCAATACTGATGTATGTACCATATTTTTTGAGACATAAACGCTACAGGCTCAAAGCCAGCGTCTTTTAGTAACTGCTCTACGCCAGCCTTATCCCAAGCCCAATAGTGTTCTTCGTTCTCATCGTCCCAGTTATTTTCTGGAGTTGATAGCAAAAGATACTTAGTCTTTTTTCTAATCTGTTTAAGAACATCTAAAGGATTGTCTAAATGTTCCAAAGTCTCGGACAGAATAAATGCATCTACTGCAGGTATCTGTTCGATGGTATCTTCAATCTTACCAGAATACTCAAACCCAGGATAGAAGTCTCCAACAATTTTATTCTCATAAGGCAAAGCATTTATAATTGCACCATCGCCAGCAGAAAGGTCTGCTATTGTTTTTATAGACTCATCCTTTGGCATCTTCAATATTGCAAAAATGATTGTTTGCTTTATTCTAGCAACATGGTCTTCCCAGCGTTCATGGTTGTATCGATGATTATATATTTTCAATAACTCTTCATCTGACCACGCTGGTCTTAACCTTTTAATCATTTAGCAATTTTTCCAAATCAGATTCTTTTTGTGTGCCCCAATAATTAACAAAAGCATTTCTATCATGCTCATAGATTGCAGAACTATTGACCTCTACATATCCAGAGTCGTTGTCTGCTTTACCAGCAACAGGATGTAGATGTTCAATGATTACGTCATCTCTATAGAAAAGACTACCCAACTCAATACCCATGTCCTTCCAGAAATTGTCTAAATAAAGATGCTTCATTGCTGGTGGTGCCATAAAGCCAAGTGTCTTTACAATACTAGACTTAAGCAATACTGCTGTAGGAAGATTTCTTCCTTGTAGCAAATCATTACCATAAGCAATACCATGTTTAATATCTTTAATAGAGTTAACTAACTCAACATCCCATCCAGGAGTTCTTGGTCTGTGGTCATCACCCATAAAGGCAATGTACTCATACTGGTCTGCATACTTATTAGCAATAAGGTTCAGTGTTCCATTCATCATCGCTCTTGGATTGACCTCATACATTACCCCATCAATTCTAGGATATTCTACATCGTCATCATCAAGACCAAACACTAGGTCCGTAATCATAGAATTCTTTTTGAACTCATCATAGAATTCTAGTGACTTGGTTGGTCTGCCCCTTGTTGGAACAATCAATAATACTTTATTCATATTCATCTCCTAGGATTGCCAAAACGCTTACGCTAAATAATGACAAGTAATCTTCTTCTTCATGTTTAAACTTTATAGTGCCACCAGGATTGAACATAATCTTATCTCCAACCTTAACTTCCATTGGAACACGAACACCACTCTTTAGTTGCCTACCCTCTCCCACAGCATAGACTGTGCCAATGTTTTTTGGCTGGTCTGTCTCACTCTGGATAATTAGCAAGCCACTCTTGGTTTGTTCTGGCTCAGTGCTTTTCTTTTCTACTTTGATAATAATAATATCTTCTGGTGCCTTAATCATTTGCTACTCCTTGTCAAATGCTAGTCTAGTAATTTCTTCCGATGCAAGTAGTACTGCAATCGGAGCAAGTGCAGTAATGGCTACACCAATCCATGCACGGTAATCAACAAGAGAACCCTCCCAGAAACTAAGTGTGTGTGCTACGTTAGCCACAACAGACATGGCTGCAAAGCCTGTTAGTCCTACTAGTGTTCTCCATGTACTTTCTCCACGAGCCTTAAAGACTACAAGTGAAATTGTATAAGCAAGGATTGCAGCATCAATAAATAGTGCTGGTAGCCATTGCAATACTGGAGGTAATCCTGTCCATGCAGATACTTCATAGATACCGCTGAAAGAAACGGTAAAGGAAGTAATCATCAGCAACGACACCAAAGCCACTGCTGTATACAATACAGGCAGTGAGTCAGGGTCTATACGACTAGACTTCTTTTTCTTAGCCACTGGCTCTACCTGTGGCTCTTCCTTAATTGTTTCAGGAAACTCAACACGCTTGTTAAAGTTGCCACCTTGGATGTCCCATTCTGTTGGATTACTCATAGTTCTATTATACCCTATCTATCCCACTCATCATCTAATACCAGCATTGCAATAATAGCGTAGTTTGCCATATCGATAAAAGAATCCCTAAGACTTTCATTTTCGGGGGTAGCACCAGTATCATAAAGATGGTTAATGCGAGCCAACTTGTCGTGCATTCTAACTCTAAGTCCATTTATTGCTCCTCCTGGACTACCAGAAATGTTCTTCGGTCCATAGTCTTTGTGCTTTTTAATAAGCAACTTTTCTGCTTCGTCATACTTGACCTGCACTGCCTTTATAAAGTTTGCATCTAAATCCATCTTAGTAATCCTCGTGCTCTACACCATGCTTGCTGTCCACATACTTATGAATCTTGCGAAGTGTTCTAGCCTTAGCAAATGCGTATACGCCCAATGCGAATACAATGTTCCAAAAGAATTCAGAAACCATGTGCTCAATGCCAAATGTGATTTCTAGAATTGTGTCCCAAAGAGTTTCTCCAGCGTGTTCGTGACCAGCGTGTGAAACTTCTTCTACCTTTTCAGTAAGAGTGTTAGCCACTTCTCCATGCTCTTCGTGCTTTTCGTGTCCGTGTTCTTCGTGTTGATGTTCCATTAGTTTTTTCCTTCGCAGTTTGTTATTGCTTCATATTCTGTGGTGTATTTATCCCAACAGTTTTCTTTTGTTATACTAACTGACAATGTTATCAGAAAGGTTAGTAAACAGACTGTGCTGATAATCCAGATAGCCTTATTACTTGGTTGATTTGTTTTGGTCATTAGTTAACCATTCTACTAGTTTAGGATTGTCCTTTAGTACCGCCAACAATCCAGTCTCATACATGGCGATAAAGTAGTGTTCCCATGCTTCGAAGTCATCTTCTTTGCTTGGTCTAGGCATACCATCATTATTCATTCTGATAGCGTGTAAAACTTCATGTAGCAATGTAATCTGTTGCTTTCCATTGCCAAGACCTGCAGCAACTACAATTACATTTTTGCTATCTAGTGTATACCCATAGGCACCATCGTTAAGCATACCATCTACGTCAGGGTCACGCTCAATAACATCGAACCTTTGTGGTCCAACCTTAATATATTTAATCATTATCTTGTCTTTCTAATAATAGAAATAGCGGCTTGTAATCCTGCAAGAGTTCCTGGACTATAGTGTTGCTTATTCTTGTCAATATCTTTTTGAATGCCAGCAATCATAACTTTACGTTGCTCTGCAAGGGCTTTCTTACTACCCACTTTAAATCCTTCCGTCCAGCCATCAGCATAGCCTAGGTCATACTTACGTTTAAATGTATTTTGTAGGCGTGTAGCCCAATCAGGTTTACTCATATATATATTTTACCGTATGTGATAGTATTTGTCAAGCAAATAGTGAGGAAAGTCTGGATTCTGTGGCTGTTCCCTTATGAAAGGTTTCCTTGCCATCTACCTTGCCAATAAAGGCAGGTACTCCACGAACCTCATGTTCCTGGAATACGCTTACATCCTCGTCAGCATCATACTTAGTATAAACAATGTCAGGGTTATCTTTAAGAAACTTATCTAACACTGGCTGCATCTGCTTGCATGGCTGACACCATGTAGCACTAAAATGAATCAGTTCTCTCATTACTTGCTCCTAAGAGTTTTAACTTTATGTCCAACCAATGTTTCTGTTGGCTTGCCATCACGATAGATTCTAATGACTGCGGCTGGGTCTTCTGGTGTTCCTGTTACTGTGAAGTCTGAGTTAGGAACATTGTATTTGCCATTTCTAATAATCCTAACAATCTTTCCTGTCGCTGTACCCCCAGAAGAATTCCAAGAAACCATACTGCCAACACCCATAGTCTTAGACACTCTCTGTCCTTGGTCTGAGTAATCTTTACCAAAATCAGCAAACAAAGCCTTATCCGCTTCTCTAGTTGCAATAGCACGAGACCAAGTAAAGCCAGCGTCCCCGCCCCAAGCGTCCCACATTATTCTACCGTTGCTTGGATTAGATGTATTATAAAAGTCTTTGCCTTTTTTATCTACTTCGTGCCTGGAGAAGAATGAATACATTCGTTTGACAACACTAAGAGACATTGAGCGACCTGCTACAATATCTCTTGCTCTACCCCAGCCTACTGGAGTTCCTGCACCTGTAGCCTTGCCCTCTTCTTTCCAACGGATAGCACGAGCAGCCGCTGACTTCATTCCAGCAGTTGGAGAATATCCTTCTGCTTTTTCCATATCGTCTTCGTATTCTTCTTCGTCATCATCCATAGTGTGACCATCCAAAGTCTCTAGATATACTGCATCTTTGTACATCATACCAATGCTGTATGCTGTTGGTTCCCAAGTTCCTGGCTCGTCTTCGTCTTCTTCATAAATTCTAACAGCCATGGCTGGGTTCTCTGGCGGCATTGATTGAATGGCATACTCTGTTCCAGGAACACCATAGACACCACCCTCAGTCATAATGTGTTCTACCATACCGTGAACCATGCCCTCCGTGGTCATGCCCATGACATAGCAACCCTCCATGATTTCTCCATCTGCTTTGTATACAGCACTAATTGCTGTTCCGCTAGATGATACAGCACCAGATGCATTGGCTCCATTGCCACCCTGCATTCTTGGTCTGCGAAGTCTAACCCTTCTTCGACTACGCATAGAGTCTGGTGTTCTTACACCAACGTTTGGATACTTAGGGTTTGCTGTGGATGATGGATTAACACTGTTAGGACCATCAGCCTTGTCTGATTCTGCGGCATATAAAGCCTGTACTTGCCTTGTGGCTGCTTCTTGTGTCATGTGGCAACCCATGACCTCTCCGCCTTCTTTTATTACTGGATACCCTGAGCATCCATTTGAACCTTTAGAACCTACTGCATATGGCATTAGCGATTCATCTCCTTTTCATTTGTAAAGTATTTCATCTAAACATTATACCACATGTATTAGGTAGGCAGTTTAGCGTCATGCCCAGGACATCCGACTTACTTAATAGTAATAGTCTTAGGTTTCTTTTCCTCTGGAATATTGATAACTAAATCAATAGTCAGAATACCGTGCTCTAGTTCAGCGTTAGCGACTTCGGCATATTCTGGGAGGGTAAAAGAACGAGTGAACTTACGACCAGCAATACCCTTATAAACATATCGGATATCTTCTGGCAGGTCTTTGTCTTCTTTGGTTTCACCACTAACAGTCAAAACATTCTTCTCTGTTGTGATGGTTACGTCATCCTTCTCAAATCCTGCAAGAGCGAATTCAAGATACCATTCGTTCTTTTCCTTTGAGTGGATTACGTTGTAAGGTGGGTATGTGGAGCCAACTCTGTTGATTCCTGGTGTTGCAAGCATCTTATCAAATTCCTGACTAAGTGCTGCGAATGGGTCTGTATAGATTACCATTTGTATCATCTCCTTTTAAGCGAGTTATTTTTTTGTACCCCCAGTTGGCAGGTACATATTTATTATAGCAAAAAAGGATAGGCTTTGCAACCTATCCCTTAATGCTTATTAAGATTACTTCTTTGTGACAGTTTTCTTAACTGGTGCTTTCTTTGGTGTTGCCTTTGCAAGTGCTTCCTTGATTTCTGCTTCCTTTGGAACGATGCCAAAAGCAGGGTCCTTCGGATTGATGTATCTTAGAGCAACTGGCAATACTGCAGCAACCAATGACCATGCTAAGTCTAGTGGGTCAGTAACCCCTGCTAGATATAGTGCAGAAGCCGCACCAAGTACGCTTCTTCCATATGAGGCAGCAAGTGCCTTTAGTTTTGCATCCATTTTATTTCTCCTTGTTTAATGCCTAATTATTAGGCGTTTCTGTATTCTCTGGCAATACTAATTTTAGTTTGTCGTATGCCTCGGAAATTTCTCGTAATATTTTAACGTTAGCAGTTTCGCCATTTAAAACACCGAATTTCATAGCCCACCCTAATGCAGGGTCAACAACCTCATCAAATTCAGCAAGTGCTTTTTGCACTTCTTCAATATACTGGAATGCCCAGTCACGAGATTGTGAGATAAACTTCACAAAGCCATCAGTTTCGGATAGTTCTTTTGCGGAAAGTTCTTTCTGCAACTCTTCTATTCTTTGTCCAAGCATATGCTTGTGCATCTCTGATTGTATATAGAAAGATAGAATCTTTCTCTTTTGTATGTTTGACCTAATAAGAAAATATGCCAAGACAAAAATCAGAACTGATGCTGTAATGAACAATGCTAAGTTTAGTAAATCCATTTTAGTCTTCCAGTGCTTCTCTTAGAATCATTACGATAGCCCCTAAGTTTTCTAGTGTAGACTTCACATCATTGATATATTTGACCGCACTCTCTAGGTCTTCTTCGGGAACTGCCAGCAGTTCTTTTGGGTCAATCTGAATTGTGATAAAGTCTTCGTTCTCTAAAAGAACCACACCAAAATTCTTTGGTGGGACTATTGCTTTAAATGCTGTAGCCATTTCTGCTGTATACATTTAATACTCCTTATCTGTAGTTAGGTTTTGCCAGGTGTTTCCCCAGTCTTCTTTTGTTTTGTGTTTGTTGAACTCTCTAGATATTTTTCCTCTATCTAAGTATACACCACCCCAGACACCTACCGCTTTTTGAGATACCCCAACAGCAAAGCAAGTTCTGGCAACTGGACAGATAGAGCAAAGAGAATCTATTTCTTTTCTTACTTCAACGTCTTCTTCATATGTGTCAAAGAATAGATTAACATCATCTCCACTACATATGGCTTCGTCTTTCCATTTATCATTGGACATTCTTCTTTACCAAACTAGCAGGTATATTCCAGCCATCAACATTGGCATCAAAACGATTAGCAATATACCATTCGTTGTTGATGAACTTGGCATTTGGTTTCATCCAAGCCATGTCAGACTTTTTCAGTTCTAACACTGTCCAGCCATCCCACGATAGAAACTTATTGTTTTCTACAATTGTTTCCATTTTCTCTAGTGATTTAATTAACATAATCACCTTTCTGTTAGTAGCGATAAACGCCAACCTCAACATCTTTTGCTTCAGCAAGGTCTACCAAGTCAGACACAGGCTCTTTTGGTTTACTAAAATAAGCAAAATATCCAATGTTATGAATATTATCCTTAATCCAACTTGGTGGAATCTTAATTAGTTTAATCCTAATACCACGAGCCTTTAGGCTACGCTCAGATATGTTGACAAACTCCATAGCCATATTATTAATATTAATTGGTCCAGCAGACGCAACAAGTATCTCTGTGTCTTGTGCATCTAGACTAGCCATGGCTACTCCCATTGCTCTCAAGAACACATTATAGTCAACGAAAGTCTTACTTCCCTGAATCGCTACTATCATCTTTATTTCCTTCTGTTAGTTTATCAACGATATAAATCATCTTATCTAATTCTACCTTACTAAGGCTATGTGTGTCAACCTTTTTCTTAGTAGTTTCATCAATCTGATTATTAAAAATTTTTGCTGTTTGCAAAAAACCATCTTCAATCCAATAAACATCTTTCTCTAAAAAGTATGCTTTCTTTGAATTCTTTTTTAAATGATTTGTAGACTGAGTTTTCTTCTCAGGCTTTGGCGTAACAACATCCTCTATATAATTTCTAAACAAAGCAACCTTAATGCTTTGAGAAAATTTTGGGATAGGAATACTTGACTGTGTAATTTTATTAGTAAACTTATTAAACATAATAATAGATATCAGGGTTACTAAAGAACCTAGAAAATATTCTACAATCATTATTCCTCCAACTGCCCACGCTCATCAATAATTTGGTAGGCAAACTGGGTCATTGCCTTCTGTGCTTTTTCATTATCAAGAATACCTTGGTAGTGATGGGCACAGAAAAGCAAATCCCCTGATGTTCCTAGTGCTTGAACGTAAGCCTGTGAGCCACAAGAATCGCATCTGTCTGATGCCTTGAGTGTCCACTTGCTATCTATTTGTTCGATTAGGTTATTTGTCATTTGAGTAAAATCCTCCACCATTAAATTTAATTGCTCCTACTGAGTATACCTTGTGCATCGCTGTATTGCAAGCATCACAAAGCAATTCTTTATCAGCATCATCAAAAGTCCTCACCTCTTGTGCTGTTTTCTCACAGTCTGGGCATTTAAAGTTATATGTTGGCATGATTTTCCTTTTGATACCTACGGTTTCTTTGTAGGTACAACTTTCTTAACTGCTGTAGCAACTTTAGATACAACACTCTTCTTAGGTGCTGCATCAAATACCGCAAACAAATCACGGAGGTCAGGCATACCAGCAGTAATTAGATTTCTCTTTACACCGTATGTAACGTGTAGGTGATTTCCAGTACTTGCGGTACCTGTTGTTCCAACTAGACCAACGATTGTCTTCCCTGCTTCTACCTTGTCACCCTGCTTGAGTGTTGATGGAACCTGGAAGTGTGCGTAAAGAATGAAGTGACCGTCATATGTTGACTGAACTAGATAGTGTCCTAGTACCTTTGTCTCTCCTACTTCCATTACTGTTCCTCCTGTGATAGCCTTAATCTTGCTACCGCCAGCAACGGACCAGTCAACGCCACGGTGTGGGTTAGTTCTGTATGATGCCATGTTCTTGAATCCATCTCCACGCTTATTCTTCGGGAATGGTTCTACATAAATTGCAACTTTTTCTGTCATATTAATACTTCCTTTCAAGATGTATTCTATGATTTGGGTCATAGTATTTCTATTATACCATTGACTTTGGAGCCACCTAACAGATTCGAACTGTTGACCTCCATATTACAAGTATGGCACTCTACCGCTGAGTTAAGGTGGCGATGCGACTCTGACCAGACTTGAACTGGCGACTTCCACCGTGACAGGGTGGCACTCTAACCAACTGAGTTACAGAGTCTTTGCTGGGCATCCTGGGTTCGAACCAGGGACATTTCGATTAACAGTCGAACACTCTGCCAACTGAGTTAATGCCCATCACTATTTAATTATACAGTGTAACCGTCATTAGTTGCTCGCCATACAGACGCAGGATGATTCTCCTGAACAGCCAACTTAGTTGCTTCGTCTTCATAAAGTCTAATCATATGAATACATGGGTCTGCACCTTGGTCAAAACCCCAATCTTCTTCTGCAGTAGTTGGCGTTCCATCGTGAATAACACAAACAGCAGGACCATTCCAGCCCTGTGATAAACCATACTGCAACCATTCGTCAAAAGTCATTGACATAGAAAAACCCCTTTCAGGTCTATATCTAGTATAAAGCACCAAAAAGGGTTTGTCAAGTTATTTCTCTACTTTTTTGCTGGAATGTTGTCAACAAATGCTTTGTCAATTTCATCATTAGTTAGTTTACCATCATTGAGATACCCACGAGATAGGTCCTCAATCACATTGGCGATACCCATTACACCTGCCAAAATAGCAGTCTGGACTACATCAATGCCGATTACTGCACCAGCACCAATGGTAGCCAAAGCAGTTACTAAAAATAGAGCAAGCATACGCTTTGCAATCTTTAAAATCATTAGTCTTCCTCCTTGTCTTTTGGATTTCTTAATGGATATGTAATTACCCAAAGAACGCTTGTTCCTACGATGGCATATCCAACTACTTCTTTGGCAGAGCCTTCTAGGACTAACCAGGCAACAAACATACCGAGGAGAGTCCAGGCTTGACCAACGATGTCATTTAAAAATTTCTTCATGTATTCCTCCTTATAATGTTTGATGAAGCACTAGCAGGAGCAGCCATCATAGCGGCACCTGTTGCTGCGTTTACTGCTGCACCTACAGCAACAATGGCTGTAACAACAACTTTTTCAGATTCTTCTCTAACCTTTGGTGACATGTCTGCACCAACGTTACCAATAAAGTTAATGGCTCCAACAAGTGCTTCTGCACCTGGGATTGCTGCCAGTTCTTCAGACAGGACGATATCGTCTGCTTGAGCAGCAACAAACAAAGCATCTAGGGCTTCTTCATATTCTGGCGAGCCTTGTTCTGAATTATTTAATATTTCATTTGCTACAGATACAAGTTCTGCTACTTGCTCATTTGAAAGTGTTGTTGGGTCTACTGTAGATACATCTACTGGTAACTCAGGTTCACTGACTTCGGGGGTTGTTGGCGGCTCTGGCTCTGGTAGCGGTTCTGGCTCAACCTCTTCTGGCTCTTTAACAGGTTCCTCGGTCTTTTCAGGTGTAGGTGTTGGGTCTCTGAAAGGTGGAATGGCTTGTAGTTCCTGTTGAGCGACACGCAGTGCCTCCTGTTCTGTCATTATATTTTGTAATGATACATCTATTTTACCTTGATTTTCAATTTGTTTTTGCTGTAAAATAACTAATGCTAGATTAGCGTTAGACAAATCCAATTGTGCTTGCTCATACTCTGCGACAGCGTTGTCATATACTTGCTGTGCTTGTTCAAGAAGAACTAAAAGAGCAGGGTCTTTGATATATGTCACAGGTGTTTGTTCATTTTGAGAGAACCATTCTGCTGGAACTGTAGCCCATGTCTGACTATTTATATAGAGTAGTTGGTTACAAGCACCACCACCATACTCGTAGAACCAAGCGTCAATAGGATAGGACTTGCCACCTTCGAGTGCGATTGGTTGGCTCCACCACCCACCACAACCTTTAAGAACCCAATTATCATTTACAACTGTGTTGCCAATTGTCATGTACCAACCATCATCTGCCTGAGCCAAGAACTCGTAGTTGTCTGTTGCTGGAACTGTTATGAAGCCTGTATAGTTAATCATTACGAAGTCTTCTCCACAGCCTTCCATATTTCCTCCACCCCAATCCTTATCTATATTATCTACTGTAATTGTTTTACAGAATGTGTGGGCTGTTGTAGAACGTTCTGGATAATAGTTACTACGGTCAAATGTGTAGATGTCTGCCTTTAATCCAGGAACTGTTGGCTCTGTGTTTTCTGGTAGCACTACTATCAGGTTGTTATCATAGTTTTCTCTTGCTTGGTCTACCGCAGATTTTGCGTCAGCAATAGCCTGAGACTTCTGGACTACTGAAATGTTTTTGTTATCTAGCAAACCCTGTGCTTCGGACAAAGCCAAGTTAGTTTCTGATTGTAGAGTCTCTGCTGCTGATAAAGAGTTCTGTGCCTCTGTTAGCCTAGCCTGAGCAGCAGAAACTTTAGCCTCTGCTACCTCTATCTTTGCGTCATACTCTGCTCTTGTTTCTGCAGATGCTGCCTGTGCCAAAAGGATAGGTGAGAGTGCTAGTGTTATAATTGCTAAAATAAAATGGGGTTTTTTAATTTTAAGTCTCCTTGTTGGAAGTGCCCAACAAGACTATTATACCACTACATTATGTTTATGTTAAACTGTTTTAAGTATGACTCTAGTTCTTTGTCTGCTGGTCTGTTGCGTTCAACTATATTACGCTTATCAAACTCGTGCATTTCTTCTGTTGGCTTTCTATCACGGAAAGTATGTATCTCCACCATCTGGTTATTGTCCTTAACAGTATGAGAGATAGCACCAAAGATAGCACCACAAACAGCATCTGCAAGGTCCTTAGAAGACTTTCTAGGGTGGTCTACACGATTACCCCTCATAATCTTTAACTCTGTCAGTTCTTCAAACAGCAGGTCTATGGCTGGCATAGCAAGGCGTTCTTCATAAACAAGCATAGCCATATCCTCGTAGTGCTTCTTGGCAACAGATACAGTCTCAGTCTTTATACCAACAGCCTTAAGTTCATTTTGAATATCGAAGGATTGCCAGCGGTCAAAAGAAACCATGCCAATGTCAAAGCCTATTCTTCTAAGGTTTTGAATCCATTGCTTAACTTCGGATAAGTTGACAGGACCTTCAATCTTTGGTTCCCAATACACTACTGCATCTACTACTACAATAGGCATTACTTGGGCATAGTCTTTAACTACCTGCACATTTACCCACTTTTCAACGTGAGCAATAGCAACAGCACACTTGTCATGTCTCTGTGCAAGGTCAGCATGGACAAAATATTTTTTGTCTGGGTCTGGTTTGAAAGAATCCATAAATCTTTTATTTGAATCGATAGGGTTTACGATAGTCATGGTTGCACGAACCTTGTCCTGCTGCTTAAAGAATGCATCCGAAGCATAGGTAGGCACACAAGCAAAACGCATCATAGCATCTCCAAGGTCTGTGTAGAATGCTAACTTGAAGTCATCAATTTTACGAGTAGGGTTTACGACCCATGTAGGTCTTTTGATAGCGAACATTCCAGGAAACTTGTAGGACAGAATGTTATCCTCTTCCCACTCAATCTCCAGAGTGTTTCCTTCTGTATCTTCTGGCAATTCTGGATTCATAATAAACTTATGTTTCTTTGTTACAACTTCTTTGTCTGCAATTACTGCATCATATCTAGTAGAGATAAAGTCTCCAGGATAGCGAGGAAATGACAGCAAGGCTACCTTGCCAAGGTCAGGGAAGCGAGAGTCTACGGAAGCACGGAAGGCTTTATAGATGTTGTCAGCAGTCTTGCCTTGGTCATTGCCATTAGTGTTTTCACTAGCAAAACCAGAAATCTCATCGAGAACTGCAAGGATAAGGTTAAGACCCTCGTGAGACTCACGCTCAGAGTGACCAGAGTAAACAGTAATAGCATTATTAAACTCAATGCTATCTACCTTTGCATAATACTTTCCAGCAAACCATGGGGAACGTTCAATCTTGTTCTTGAAACCTTTGAAGAAAACGTTCTTAGCCTGTTGTGCGTTGATAGCGATGTTGATAATATCGATGGCATCTCCTGTTGGCTTACCAAAGTAGCGAGCAGGGTCTTTAAGACAAAGTAGTTTATAAACGATATAGCAACAAGCAACTGTAGACACAAAGTCCTTACCAGAACCTTTCCCCAGTTGTAGGATAACCTCATTCTTAGTATACTTATTGTAGTATCTACGACCTTCTGTCTCTCCCAGGATTTCAATAACTTCTTCTAGTTTATAAATTTGGCTCATAGCCTCAACAATGTCATACTGAATCTGTGATAGTGGTGGTTGCTGAAGATAGTCTTCACCCTCAACAAATGTTTTAACATCCACAGGAACTTCTGCAAACACATTGCTTTTAAGAACTTCAAAGAAATCATTGAACATTGACAATTGTGATTACCTCTTGTTCCTTAGATACTGAAGACAGCCTACGCATAATCTCGTCACGAATCTGTGGGTACTCACTAGCAATATCTCTAAGTATACCAACAAGAATATCCTGCTTACGTTCAATCTCTAGCATCTCTTCTGCTAGTTCTTTGTTCTCTAACAGTCCTGCTTTTTGTAGCATGTCTATACGAGTTTTCTCTAGGTCCATGACCAACTTAATACCTGCGGTTTTTGCACCAAGGTTAGCGACTGTAGTCGCATCGTCAATAACTTCATATGCTTTACTAATTAGTTTAGTATAGTGTGTGTCTGCACCAACCAACGCTTCCTTAGCCCTTGCACGAATTGCAGCGTTATCAGAAGCCATCATACGCCACTGGTTGATGTGAGCAACAACCTTTTGCCTTGACAGAGACAGTTCTTTAGAAATTTGGGTAGGTTCTTCACCTTGGAGATACTTCTCCACAACCCTGTTCATCTCATCGAGATGTTCAACTGTTAAATCTTCAATCGACATTTTTCTTTCGCCTTCCTCGTTTTGTTGGTATGCGTCTTACCCTTTCTGGAGCAAATGAACGCCATGTTCCAATCGATGCTTTATGCACCTCAAAACAATCTACCCAAACCAATCCGTTTTCTGTATTAGTTACAACACTAGAAAACTTAAACTTGCCACCGTGTTCTCCCTCTATCTTAATGATATCACCTGGAACGATAGTAAAGTTGCCAATTTTCAACTCATACTCCCTTTGAAACTTTGTAACCTGTGGCTTTATGCTTTTTACTTTCTTCATCTCTTTGACTTTCTCAACTTAAACTTGGCTAAATAAACATAGATTGTCTCTACGCTAGTGCCACATTCCAGAGCAATCTGCTCTGGAGTTTTCTTGTCTACATGAAATCTTTTGCGAAGCCATGCTTCATTTGTATAAAACTTATTAGCCATCAGTATCCAAACGCCTTGTCCCAGTTCTTCAAAGCCCAATGTCCAATAGCACACGCATCTGCAACATCGTCATCCTCTAACTGCTTATCATAGTTTATATTAACAAAGTTAATTGTTCTTTGCTTTCGAATATTTCGTTCCTCATTTTTAAACCAAGAAACAGACTTGCCTGGATTCTTCTTTTGAATCCCATGCTTTTCTTCTTTAGTTAGTTTCTTATTACCAATGAAGTTTTGCCATGTGATAGGAGATACAGAGCCAATCTTCTTTACCCCAGACATAGAAGCAGCCCCAAGCAACGCTCCCTGGACCATAGCCAGTTGAGCAGCAGTCTTAGGGCTGTTCATAAATACTGTGTGTTCAATTATAACTGTATCAAAGTCAAACTTATCAAAGAAAGATTTTGTTTTCTTAGCGGCATCCATTACCTTGTCGTAGGTAGATATGCCTTCAAACTTAATCTTTCCACAAGCAATAATCCTGTCATCTTCGAAAATAGCAAAGGCTAGGCTGTTAGTGCTTGCATCAATAGCACAGAATCTTTTAGGCTTCTTAGTCAAGTTTAATTTTACCATTTAGGATATCCTTAATCTCTTTAAGAGTGTCTTTAACATCATCTGGGTTTACCTCGCAAGATTGGCAAATAGTTTCTTCGGTATACATAGACAGGTATCTATTGCAAGTCTTGCAAAGCCTAATCTTGCCAGCACGTTTCTTAACCTTGTCCCTTACATACTTTTGAGCAATCTTTTCTCTAGTTGCTTGCTCCCTACATTCAGGAGAGCAGTATATCTGATAGGATAGTTGAGTTTGGAATTGCTTATCGCACCAACTACAATGTTTGTTCTTCATTCAAAGGCTCCAGAGATTTAATTTTTATCTCTCCAGAACCTGCAGAAGCACAAGCCGCTTGTATAGGGCATGTCTTGCATATCTTTGAATTAGAACGATAATTTTTCTCTGGCAGGGTTTTATCTTCCCAAGCCTTACGAACAGTTCTCATCCATTCAAAAGTGTTCTCTACCCACTCGTACATGTACTGATTTAATTCTACAGGAAAAATCAACAGTTCGTGATTGTTCTTGTTCTCATAAATCAATACTGCTTTGCTCTTATTAAGAATCTTCATGTAGATAAGCAACTGAATCATGTGACCCAGTTTAGGCTTCCCTGCACTTTTACGATACTCAAAGCCTTCATTAGGCATTGTCTTAATTTCGCCAAGCAGTTCTTTATCTTCCCAGTTAAGGATAACGTCACCATAACCAAAGATTGGTGGGTCGTTATATGTTACCTTAAACTCAGAATCTACAAGAAGCCCTGGAACATTTCCCATAGCCTCTTGAATTCTTTCGTGTGCCTTTGTACCAGCAGTCATGTTTGCACCGCCATACGCATCAGCGTTATCAACAAAGTTGGCACCTTCAAATGCTAGATACCAGTAACGAGGACATTCTCCATGAGAGAACGCAATCGTGCTAGGTGCAAAGGTTTTCTTTGTTTGAAACTTGTCTACACGATTAACAGTATAACCAGAGTTAATCTTGTCAATCAGTGCTTGCTTGTCTAGGAATGATGGTTTGGAGTTTGGGTTCTTCTCAACCTTTTTAATCATTACCTGACTTAATAAATTTTTTGCCATAATAACACTAGCGAGTGATATATTTAAGAGCCGAAACGAGGTTGTTAATAGCCTCAGCAGCGGTGTAATAAATATTCTTTTTCGCTCTGTCTCCTTTATCTACGTTAGTTAGCCATGTGGCTTTGAAAGACATCTTCGCAGCAATTGCTTGCAAGCGAACGATTTCTACTTGTGCAACGTTAAGAGGAATATCTGGTTTAAGAATTACCTTAGCAATAAAGGTAAGAGCAGTAGTCAGTTCTTCATCATTCATAAAGTCAGCAATTTCTGTGAGACCATTGACCTGTTCAATTGTTGTCTGTGTTTGTTCCATTTAGTATCCTTAATGTTGTAATTCTATTATACACTATTAGGCGGTAGTTGGTCAAGTATCATCTCTAGTAGAGACAACTCAATGACTGCTAGTCTTGTTTTAATACCGTCCTCGCCAAGGACAACTACAATTGCTGGATTATCGTTATTACGAATAGCATCTGTAGTTGCCTTAGCCCAGACATCTTTATTCAGGGTAAAAGACTTGCCAACCTCTTTAAAGTCAACTGTAAAGCCTTCCCAAGAAGCATCTCCCTTATGAGTACCCCTGCCAGAGTTCTTGTGCTGTTTAGCACCAATACGCTTACTCTCGCTTCTCTCGCTCATAATCTTTCTTCTTCTTAGTCTCAAGACTTACTTCATTGAGGTGTTTCTCTGGACACATCCAAGTTATTAGTTTCTCTGATGGATATACTCTTACAGACTTTACATCTACCCTGCATGTATGGCAAGGAAAGGTTCCTGGATATACTGTGTACTTACCCATTTACCTTAGCCTTGATATCGTCTTGTAGGTCTAAGTCTTCACGAACACGAGCCACAAACTTATCTCTACCCTGCAACTTACTTCCATCTGGTAGGATATACCAAGCACCTGTACGTTCTACAATACCCATCATCTCTGCAGTATCAACCAAATCCCCAATGCTGTCAATACCAACATCACCTCGGAAATAAAAATCGTATTCTCCAGACTGAAAGGCTGGCGATGTCTTGCTAAACTGGACTTCCCAACGAATCTTCCTACCAACCTTTTCCTCAATGAGTTTATCGCCAACTGCAATCTTGCCTTTAATTGCTTGATTGTCTGATTCGGAAGAGAATAACTTGATAACCGTTGATGAATAGAACTTAGTAGCCTGACCACCAGAAGGCTGTTGACTAGTATACATAGCAGAAATATTGTTACGAGATTGCGAGATAAGAACCAAAAGGGTTGGCTTAACTTTGTTATTAGCATAGTTAAGCATCTTCCAAGCGTTGCTAAAATCTCTAGACTCTGCACCAATCTGTTTTGTGTTTTCGAGTTGTTTAAGTTCATCAGTATCCTTTTCAAAATAGATAGCAGGTAGTAGAGATGTAATCGAATCAACTACAATAATATCTACTCCAGCATTCATTAGGTTAGTTCCTACGTCTACCATTTCGTTGATTGTTCTGGCTTGTGATACGATAAGGTTATCTGTATCTACCCCAAGTCTCTTAGCCCAATCCTCTGAGTAAGACATCTCTGCATCAATCCAAGCACACAACTTGCCTTCTTCTTGTGCCTGAGCAATCATCTGTAGGCATAGCGAAGACTTGGCAGAAGACTTGCTTCCCCAAATCAAAACCTGTCTACCTAGTGGTAGCCCACCATTGAGTGCACGATTAAGACCGAAACTAGGAGTCCCCTGATACTCAGTCTTGAACCCAACACCGTTAGTCAAACGCTTACGAATTCGTGGGTCTAGTGCTGCCATTGCTTCTTCTAAAGTAGTCATTAGAAACGAACCCCATGTCTTTCTGGTCTCAACTTGTTAAAGCCAGTCTTCTTTTCAAAAGCATCGTCAAGGCTTCCATTGACATATTCGAACTCACGCAAACCTGCATACAGGTCAAGAGTACGGATGATGATGTCTGCCATCTCGTCTGCTACTTCTTCTGGTCCCCTGGACTTGCGAATTGCTTCCATAACCTCTACAGCCTCTGACACAATCATCATTAGTTGTTTAGTCATAAATATATCCAAGGATTCCTTGTCATCATTGTTATAGGCAATGCCCCAGAAACCTTTTTCTACTGCTGTTTCGTGCAGGTCTTTTGCTACTTCATCAAACATTGAACACATCCTCCATAATTATTGTTCCATCTTTAGTTTTACCCAAAGAGAATTTGTATACATTTCCTTCATCAATCTTCATATAAGCCTTTGAGAATGCTGTTGGAAATACTGTTACGCTATGCATCTCACGACTAGCATCTGCCAGCACTAGAGAAGCCATCTTCTTACCTGCTTTAGTTACCCTTGGCTTAAAGGACACAACGAAGAGTTCATCTTCTTTGTAAGGCAACTGACGGAAGTTTAGAATCTTTACAAGACCAGACGGATTACCCTTAATCTCATCTGCTGGAATTGCTGTAACAATTCTGTTATCGCTTGCTAGAACTATGTAAGTCCTACCTGCTTCGATTGTAGTATTCTCATCATCAAAGATTCCAGTGCTACCAGTCCTGTCTAGAAGTTCTACCCTAGACCAGCCTTTGCCACGCTTAATGCCTTTAATCATTCCCATAAGAATGTATGCACCCTTTTCTTCGTACTCTTCAACATCGTTGATGAATGCGTGGTAGTGCTGTGGGATAGAAGTATTGAACTCTGGTAGGTTAAGATACTCGTAAAGGTTCTCACGAACTTCTTCATCGTTTCTAGGTTGGTCATGGAACGTAGCAGCACCTACAAGGCGTAGAGCCTGTAATGCACGACTGTTTACACCATTACCCTTACCGAATGTGAACTCTTCTAGTTCTTTATAGGAAGCAAACGGTCTAGCAGCAATATACTTATTAGCAATATTATCACTAATAAACTTAATAGATGATAGTCCGAATCTGATACCCTTACCCTCGATTTTGAAGTCAACATCCGAATCATTGATGTGTGGCAGACGAACAGGAATACCCATACGCTTTGCTTCAATCAAGTATTCAGTACGAGCATCCTTATCACTTTCATTCTTGAGCAATGAATACATAAACTCAATAGGATAGTAGTACTTCAGCCATGCTGTCCAGTAAGAAACAGTTGAGTAAGCAACAGCGTGAGACTTGTTAAACGAGTATCCAGCGTGTGCTTCGAAGTCATGCCACAGGTCTTCAGAGGCGTTTGGTGTTAGGAATCTAGAAGCACCCTTTACGAACTTGTCCTTGAAGACATCGAACTCTTTAGCATCTTTCTTCTTACCAATAATCTTACGAACCTTGTCCGCTTCAGCCATTGTCATACCACCAAGTTCCACACAGGCAAGCATAACTTGTTCCTGATACAGAATACATCCATAGGTCTCTTGTGTGAATGCCTTTAGCACTTGGTGCTTGTAGTCAATGTTTTGCTTACCATGCTTACGAGCAACATAATCTTTACCGATTGTGTTCATAGCACCTGGACGAACCAAAGCGTTAGAAGCAGCAAGTTCTGCAAAGTTTTTGATACCCATCTTTACTAGAAGATTAGTGTATGGTGTTGCTTCACACTGGAATACACCCTTAGTAAATCCGTCAGAAAGCATACGATAAACATTTGCATCTTCCATGTTAAGTTTATACAGGTCAACGACATCTCCAGAACGCTCCTTGATAATAGCAAGCGTATCCTGAATAACAGATAGGGTCTTTAGACCCAGAGCATCAATCTTAATCAGACCAATACGTTCTGCCTCTTCCATGTCTACTGCCACTACTGGAATACGTTCCTTGCTACCTGGAGTTGTTCTAGTCTCCAATGGTGCATACTTAAAGATAGGCTCTTTAGCAGTAACCACACCAGCAGCGTGAATACCAGTACCACGAATACGACCACGAAGTTGCTCACCATAGAGTTCAATCTCTGGATACTTCTCACGGAACTCCTGTGTAGACTTAGACCTTAAGTAGTCATCCCAATCATCAACCAGTTTAAGAACCTTGTTCACATCTGGTAGTGGAATGTTTAGCACACGAGCAATATCTCTAATCATACCCTTACCCTTGAACTCAAGGAATGTGGCAATAGAAGCAACGTGTCTATACTGTCTAACTAGATAATCTTTGACATCTTCACGTCTTGAATCCTGAATATCTGTATCGATATCTGGAAAGTCATTACGTTCTGGATTGATAAAACGGAAGAATAGAAGTCCATGCTCAATAGGGTCAATGTCAGTAATGCCCAACGCATAACAAACTAGAGAACCAGCAGAAGAACCACGACCTGGACCAACCATAATGCCTTCTTTCTTAGCCCAGTTAATCATGTTACGAACAACTAGGAAGTAAGGAGCAAAGTTTTTATCCTTGATGATTTGAAGTTCTTCTTCAGCCCTAACGTGATATGCAGGGTCAGCACCTACACCACGAGCAGTCAATCCTTCCATAGCAAGTTCATAAAGTTCTTGGTCTGGATTTTGATACTGTGCTGGTAGCAAGTCTAGGTGGTCTTTAATATTGTAGTCTTCAACCTTGTTGACAATCTCAATAGTATTGTCATACATGTCCTGACGAGTGATACCCTGGGCTTCCATAGACCTGTGCATCTCTTCATCGGATAGTAGGTGGATTTCGTAATCCCTAAAAGTAATCTGGCGGTCAGCACCATAAAGATAATCCAACTTGTCCATAAGGTTATCGTAATCCTGAGTACCAGCAAAGGTAGCATCTTTCTGCACTTTGTTTGAATAAGTGTTTAGGATTAGTTTAAGTTCCTGAATCTCACGCTGTTCTGGACCAGAGTGGTGGCAGTCAGGTGTGACGATAGGCTTGATACCAAACTCATCTGCAAGAGCAAGAATAGTTTTGTTAATCTCTGGTGGATTGTGTGGCATAACTTCGATGTAGTAGTCATCGCCAAAAGTTTTCTTAGCCCATTCCAAATGCTCTTTTGCAGCAGCAAAGTCATCTGCTTCGATAGCCTTAGCCAAGAAGCCAGACAGACATCCAGAAGTGATGATAAGACCTTCTTTATACTTCTCTAGCGAAGTCCAGTCCATACGAGGCTTCTTATAGAAACCCTCAGTCCAAGCAATCTCATTTAGTTTGTTAAGATTCTCAAGACCCTTTTCGTTTTTAGCAAGAATAATTAAGTGATTGTACACAAGGTCTAGTGGCGTATCTACACGCTCTTCTTTGTCTCTCTGGTCAAAGCGGTCTTGTGCAATGTATCCTTCGACACCAAGAATTGGTTTAATACCCTTTTCAATAGCGACACGATACATTTCACGGTGTCCTGATAAGGAACCGTGGTCAGTGATTGCGATGGCTGGCATTCCAATTTCGATTGCTCTGTCCACATATTCTTGTGGTGTTGCTATGCCATCAAATAGCGAGTAGTGAGTGTGAACGTGCAGTCCAGCATAACTCATATAATAAAATCCTTAAAGTTTAGAGCAGTGGGGGTAGAGAACGAATCATCTACCCCCACCACGATTAATTGATTACCAGTCTTGGTTGCTGGATGTTAGAGATGGAGCATCAAAACCGAAGTAGAAATTCTCCTGCTCTGCATAAGCCACTTCACGAACAACCTTTTCAAGATTGAATGGCTCAATGCCATCGAAATTGAAAGGCTCTGTATCTGGCTTAGTTGGAAGCAATGTGTAATTGGTTTCAGTTCCCTGACCGTTACGCTTAATCTTCCACTCTAGGTTCGAAATTGAACCAGTCTCAATTGCATACTCACGGAGATTTCCGAAAGCAGATTGCTTTGAGATACCCTGTGACCAAACAGCCACATAAGGTGCTTCAGTACCATCATCAATGATGACGTTACCATACCAGCGAAGACGTGAACGCCATCCGCTCTTAGGCTCTTTACGACCCATTTCACAACCGTAGCAACGACCCTCAGAGTCAATTGTACAGACTGCTTTACGCTTGTAATCCTTTGGATTAGTGTGTTCTGCGATTACCACAGATAGTCCACGACTTTCATCGTAGTTTGCTGAATCAGTATCGAGTTCTTCAACGAAACGAACCTTAGCAGACTGTCCGTCAGCCAACTTTACCCAACGAACCTTTTGACCATTGTTTTCATATTTTGGCTTATCCATCAATGCACCGATATCTTTTAGCCCTTTAATTACGCTCATAATATTCTCCTTATGTTTTCTTAGCGGTATACTAGTTTAGCATACTAGCAATAGTTTTGTCAAACGATTCGTCAATATTTTTAATTGCTTCATCTGACATATCGCCAATATCCTTATATTGTTTATCTATTTTAATAACAGTAACACGAGAGCCAAGACGTTCAACAATCTTGTCTTTCATATTACCGCCAGCCTCATCGTTATCTGCAATAACAATAACGTTATTAAAATACTTAATGAGTAGGTCTGTTTGGAAACTGGATACATTTGCACCCAGAGTTGCTACCGCTGGAAAACCACACTGGTCTAGACGGATAGCATCGAATGATGATTCAACTACATAGACTTTACCAGCAGTCTTTACACGGTGTATGTTGAACAAAGTTTTCGACTTTGGAAGTCCTGGAGTATTCTTGAACTCTTTACCCTCAATAGAACGACCAACGAATCCCACAGGTATTCCATCTGGAGAGTGAACAGGGATAGTTACCATGTCTTGCTTCTCAGAATAGCCCAACTGAAACTTCTTGATAGATGTCTCATTGATTAATCTACCATCATAGTATCTAGTTGCTCTTGGAGATTCTAATGCTTGCTGGTTTAATCTTTTAATCTGCAACTCGTCATATGGAATGTAGTCTGGCTTCTGGACAAGTGTCTGGTTAATCTGATAAGAAAGGTCAGTCTCAGTTTCTTTGGACTTGATGTAGCGAACAGATTCAAAATAGGTTCTGGCAGATGTATGCATAATTAATTCTGGAAGCCCACAAACATGGTGGCAGGAAAAGCAAAAGAATAGACCAGAACTTTTATCTACTTCACCAGCAGGTGAGCGATAGTTGTTATGAAAAGGGCAGAAGATAATGTAATCAGAATCTACTTCTGATTCGATTGTGATGCCTGACCCTGTGATAACTCGCTTAATTTGTTCTTTTGAGTAGGAACTATGTGTGTTCCGTCTATTCCCTTTGTCCATAATGCCTTATTCTTTCCTATGTATGTTCCGTATACGGTTAATGTAAACTCGTAATAATCTTTTTCGCTATTATATTTTATCGTAAATTGTGGGTCTATGTCAAGCCTTGGCACATACCCCGATTCACACATCTCAAGTGCCTTGAGTCTCACAAGTTCTAAACGAAGCCTACCGATTGCGGCATCATTCTTGATGATTCCGTCAAACGTAAAGTTCTTAATAGGTCTGTGATATATATTGTCCACATTCTATTATAACTAGTTATCTTCAAAATCCTTATAACGATAGTAACCCTTGTCAAAGTCTACCTGAACTAGGAACTCACCCATAAAACCATTACGGTTCTTACGGAATACGCACTCTAGAATATCGGAGTTTGTAGCACGACCCAGAGCCAGCACCCAGTCAGCATCGTAGGCAATCTGACGAGACCAAGCAGTCTGCCCCAAGGTAGGAACCGTATCCAACTTGGTAACATCATCTGGCGTAGCAGATGAGATAGAAATGATGGGCATTTCTTCAGAGATAGCCATCAACTTTAGTTCACGAGAAAGGTTCTTCATACGGACAGTCTCGTTGTCAGACTTCTGGTTTGGAGACATTAACTGTAGATAGTCTACAATAACTAGGTCAGGTTTGTACTGGTCAATCTTACCACGAATAACTGATGGTGTAACTTCACCACCATTGTCATTAGAGATAATGTGGAACTCTGGCTTACCAGCAAGTTCCTTAGAGTGCCAACGCTTAAGGTCATCAATCTCTACCTGCCCATTGCTGAGTTTACGATGTGACCAAAGACCCTCACCCATGATAGCGAACACACGGTTACGGACTTCTGTCTCAGACATTTCAAGTGAGATGATTAGTGGTGACTTGCCTTGCTTCCATGCTTGCACTGCCATGTAAAGAGCAAACCAAGACTTACCAATTCCTGGGTAAGCAAGGAACACACCCAACTGACCTGGAGTAATACCAGCAGGTAAATAGTTGTCAAACCCTGGCAAACCAGTCTTAATACCAATAGAGCCTAGTTCATTTTGTCTAGCAAGGTTTTCAAAGTAGGCAACAGCAGAATCAATATCAGTGGCATCAATGTCACGGATAACTGCTGTGTTCTTCTTTAGTTCTGATGTCTTCTGGATTAAGTCTTCTAATGCCTTAGTACCCTGACCTGCTTGAACATCCGAAGCAGTAGTTCTAAGAACATCCTTTAGACTATCATTCAAGAACTCAGCCTGTAGTTCTTCTAGATGATACTTGGTAGCACCAACACCATCAACTGGAGAGAAGTCACGGAACTTATCTACAACTAGCGATACTGGTGGAACTGTCCCATTAGTCTCAGAATAGTTACGGATGAAAGTCCAGATGTCGTTGTGGGTTCTCAAGATGTTGTCTACGTTTGCTTGTAGCAAAACGTGAACTTGTTTGTCTGCCAACACAGCAGAGATTAGTTTTGATTCTGTATTATTCACTTAGCCATTCCTTCGCCTTGAGCCTACGTTCTGCTCTTTCTTTGTTGTCTTGTTCTACTTGCTTACGCTTGTAAACAATGTGGTCTGCATAATTTGCAAAGTATTTCCATGATGGGTTTTCAGATACATCAAAGTAGTACTGGAGTAGTTCGTAGCATTCTGGTATGCCATAGGATTCAATGAGTGCATCTGCAGCCCACTGCTCTACATTTAAATTTAGGGATGGCTTTTCTTCGTACTTTGCAGTATGTAGTTTACTGTAGCGACTAAGCAAAGCCATGCGGTCTTTGCGTTCAGCCATTACTTATTGTCAGCCTCTTCTAAAGATTCTTTAACCTTTTCAGATAGTTTCTGCTCAACAAACGCATACACACGTTCAAAGGCATCTGCTGTGTTTTCTCCATTACGCTTACTATCTGATACAGATAGGTCAATACGCAAGGATTGGAAGTTACCTAGATTAAGCGTATAGCCTAGCCCAACCGTAACTCTAGTCTCATCGTTATTCATACCCTGTGTCCTTTCAAGAACATTAAATTGATTCATTCCAGACTGGCACAAATCTGCCATCTTCTGTCTTTGTATAAACCAGTATACCATCGCCCATACGCCTTGTCAACTCTTGTTTTGTAGGTGTTACATCGTTGGTTATTAGTTTATCTTTTCTTGGTCTACCGTGGTGATAGGATGCTAGTATATCACGAATTTCCCTTACCTGTGATTCAGAATAGTAAGAACGGACCTGCCAGCCCCTCTCTCCGCCCTTCTGTGACCCCATAGGAAAGGGAATAACGCCTTTTAGCATTAATGCTGGCATATATTTTTTGTGCCTGTTTACAAGGGCTGCAGCCTGTCCTACGGTGTATGCTCGTTCCCTGTTTTTCTTAAAATCACTAACTAAACAACTTTCAATCTGGTCTTTTATAATATTATAAACAGACATTATGCCATTAGAGTTATTCATATGATATACACGAACAAGGTCTCCATTAAGATACCAGACCTTTTTGTTTCCTGGAATTACAGGTGAAGAGTTGTACTCTTCCATAGTTTGAGCAGCCATTGGCTATACCTGTGGAATACCAATTGCTAAAATGTTTACACGATATTGAATAGTTGGCTTTCTGGAATCTTTGTCTAAAATGACAGCAACAGTTCCTCCGCCAGTTGTAACTCCGCTAACCGCAACACCATTAAGAAGAGTAGCCGCTGTACTGCCAGTACCAGTTATAGCATCTGACTCAATTGTAGCAAAAACTAAAGGAGGAGCCTGAAAGTCTTTTCCAAAAGAAAAGTTTTCTGTATATCTAGTTGGAGCGTTAGCATTCAAAGTTTGGGTTACTTCTAACTGAGTTGTTGCAAAAGCAAAGCCTCCAAAGTATGTCAAAGATGCCTTCTTTGTGCTTGTATTGAATATTGGAGACGATGCCTGTGAAAAATTATCACTAAGAGTGTTTATTTCATCAACAATTTGCCCCAGAAATATCTGGTCAATTAGCGTATTTGAGCCTGGTTTTTGTAATGTCATAGTACTATTATACCACTAAATCGTTCCAGAGTCTAGGATTGGCAATGTTGAAATACCGTTAGACTGAAACAGCAAAGCATTTGTATTGATAATCTTTATATTTGTTGGTACCTGGACTGCAGCCTTTACATACTCTGCCCCTGATGGAATTTTAATGTAATAGTTGTTTGCAGTTACAGTATCAGTATATTCAAAACTTGTGTAGGTTCCTCCGTTGTCATAGGACCAACTGAAGTATATGTCAAACTTATTAGTTGGAAAAGAACTTGGAACAGTCCATTTAACGTTCATCCCCACTCCACCAGACTCTACCGAACTTGCAGAAATTGATGGAGTGAACCCACCTAAAACACCAGAAATGCTTCCTTGTGTTTGCTGGTTTACTCCAGACCATTCGCTAAGGGCTTCTCCCTCATCTGTTACTAATCTATATCTAAAAAAATAGTCCAAACTGGACGAACTATTTTTAATAACTGCAACAGAATTATTGAAGATATTAAAAGTACTAGTAACAATATTTTCAGCCATTACTGAACATCCACCACATAACTAAACTCAATAAAACTTGAGGTGTTGTCTGACTTTACAATTGGCAGGGAGTCTGAAGTTTTCATAATTGTGTATGCTGTAAGACCATAGACGTTGCTAAATGATGAAATGTTTTCTAGTCTTAATGCATCTAAGGCTACATAAAAATCTGATGCTGCTGCTGGAGATGTTCCAGTTACTGAAACATAAACTTTGATAGTAGAAACAGTGTCCCATGAAAAAGTTGCTGTTTTAAATAATTCTTTTATTTTTTTATTTACTACAACATATCTGTTAGTTGCAAAGTCCCATTGACCAGTAGATGTTCCATTATCTAGATTAACAACAAAACTTGCATACTGTGGACTTGCACCATCAGTAGATGCAAACTGAAGTAAGACTTTGACGTTGCTTATCGCATCTGTGCTTCCTATGCCTTCTTTGTTTATTACAGTAAACGCTAGTCTGAGTTCATCTTCTGGTGAGTTTTTGCTTAAGACTATTGGCTCTACTGCTAAATGTATGTGGTCTCCAGAAGTAATGCTTAGGTCTGTACCACTTGTAGCCAGAACAGAAGAATCTCCTCTAACAAAAATTGCTCTATCTAAAAATCTTGGTCTTTCATGTCTAGCAAGTCTATTCGGATAATTTATGTTTTCAAACAATGCGTTGTTTGAGTTAGCGTAAAAAACTTTATCTGCTATATTGATGTCATTATTGCTATTGAAGATAGTGCCAAGTTGCAAAGGAATAGGAATTGGACTTGCTGCAGAAACGTGAGACTCCCACAACTCATTAGAGTCAAAAAGAATTAAGGATTGACTATCTAAGCCAGTAGGTACTGGATTGTTTTCAGATGGGTATACTCCAACCTCTGTTATCTCATATCTCTCTTCTGTTGGTAGTTCTGCTGTCAGGGTTACTCTCGTTACCCCACCATCTGTCAATACGCTTTTAGAAACAATTGGAACTCTAAGTGTTTCAAAGTCAAGGGATGTTTTTGTTGAGTAATCTCCAAAGGAGTCAGCCACTGCCAAAGGCTTTGGTCCACAACCAATAGCCAAATATGAAGCATAGGAGTCTGACTGCCCAACCAAGTATTT